AGAAAACTAGCAGATGAAAATGTAGTTGATGCAGATGGAAAGGCTGTCATTGACCCTATGACTGGTAAACAAGTGGTTCAGTTAGGTCTTAAATCTATATGGGTTGCACAAACTAAAACAACTGCAAATAGTTTATTAGCATCTAGCGATTGGTATGTAACAAGAAAAGCAGAAGCAGATACAGCTATTCCATCTGACATAAGTACATATAGAACTGGTGTTAGAACTGCCAGTAAAACTATAGAAGATAAAATAAATGCTTGTAGTAAGTTAGCTGATTTTAAAAAATTATTTGATGCTCCAGTAGATAGTGATGGCAAACCAACTGGGAATGCTCCAATTTATGATTTCCCAGACGAGGTGTAAATGGCTAAACCATCATTACAAGAAATTCATGTTTCTTTAGAAAAACATATAGTTCTATCAGACGAAAGATGGAAAGAAAGTATCTTGAGAATTAAACGTATCGAACATATTATGATTGGCACTAGTGGTACTGCTATTGTTTTACTTATAGGTTTATTAGTGAGGTAGAATGGTTGTTGCAGAAGTTCTAACTGGTATTGCTCTAGTTCAAAAATCAGTAGAGTTTATTAAAAGCAACATCAGTACAGTTCAAGATATATCAGGCATAGCCAAGCAAATTGATGGGTTCTTTCTTGGTGAAGAACAAATGAATAAAAAGCAGGGAAAAGGCATGTCTATTGCTGAACAGTTTGGTTCAGTAGAAAAGTCAGCAGATGATTTCATTAATCGAAAATTATTAGAAGAAAAACGAGAAGAATTAAAATTCATAATCAATATGAGATTTGGTGCGACTGCTTGGGACGAAATAATTGCAGAAAGAGCCAATAGAATTAATGAAGCAAAAGAAGCACAAAAACAAGCAAGAATTAAAGCTAGAAAACAACAAGAAGAAATAATGGAGATTCTAAAATGGGTTGGTTATACGTTTATTGGCGTTGGCTTAATGTTAGCTGTATTGGTTGTAACTGTAAGAGCGTTTGCATACGAATACAAAAGTAAAGATTACACTAGGCAACAAAAAATATG